AATAGAAGAGTATAGTATAGAACAGAAACCAATTTTAATTCAAAAGCACAAGGTGACTGTCTCTCAAGAATTGGCTGGTGATTTTGATAAGCTCTTTGGTCTCATCACAATTCGGACTCAAAAAAAATGGCTGGATATATATCAACCTGAATATATTCAACACTGCGCATCAGAAGCAGAGACTTGGCTTGATGATAATCCTACTCGTAAGTTTAATGGATCTTTTTTTAGTAACTGGCTCAAGAGGGGTTACGAGAAATGGTGCCAGCAAAACAATCGCTGGGCCCTTAAATCAGAAAAGTTAGTTTCAGAGATCTTTCCCAAAAACATGGAGGAACCAGAATGGCTAAAACAGCTCGATTAAGTCCTAAAGAAATAAAAGAAAATCTTAATCAGCAAGATACACAATCTCTTTTATCTTTCTGGCCTTTTTTAAAACAACAAAATGGTTGGCGGCCATCAAAGCTTCACCTGGTTATTGGGCCCAGTGGTGCGGGAAAATCAACCTATGTCAGAAGTGTGATCACCGACTTTTTGCTGTGTAATCAAGATCACAAAATGATGTTGGTCTTGTCGGAAGAAACAATTCAGGACTTTCAGACAGATATTAATAGAATTCCTTTTGCTGGCAATGAATTGGATAGAGTTTTTATTGTCAGTGAACAGGATCAAAATTTTGGCAGCTTCAAAGAGTATGGAACAGAGATTGAGAGAAAAATAGAAGAGTTAGATATCGATTTTTTAATAGTCGATAATCTTACAACTAGCGAGTTCTATGCAGAGAAGAAATCAGATCAACAGATTACAATTTGTCGCTACTGGAAAAGTTTGGCCCAAAGACTATTTGTTCCTGTGTTGTTAATTGCTCACACTGCCAAGGAAGTCACAGAGAACTATAGAAATATAATTAGCCCAGAAAACATTAGAGGCTCAAGCAATATTGTAAACATTGCAGAGTTTATCTATGTCTTGCAGCCTATGTATGTGGGGGACGAGAGGCATCTATTCATGAGAGTGTGCAAGTCTAGGGGGCAGGCTGTAAAAAATACAATCTACTCTTTGCACTGGCATGAAAAAAAGAGAGTCTATGGCAGGATAGAAATATCTAGCTTTTCAACATTTCAAGAGATATTTAAAACAAGGAACCAGTTATGAGCTACTTGCATGACTTAAAAATACAAAGCTGTCTGAGTAAAAATGTAAAAGTTCCTGCTGCCTATATTCAGGTAATGAATTTAGAGGAGAACATTCCGCAGTTAAGCGAGGCAATGAAAAGCGAGACAGCAATCTTTGGAAAATCTTTCTCAAGAAGCAAAAGGAAAAGCATGATAGCAAGAATCGCTTACGTTAAAACCATGGAGAAGCTAAAAAGAATATTACTAGAGCAAGGAACTTTTGAGAAATAACTTCTCATTCAATCACTAGGAGAAATCATGTTAAATAAATGCACATTCATCGGGCGCTTAGGACAGGATGGAGAGCTTAAAACTCTACCAAACGGCACAAGCATCTACGAAAACTCTTTGGCGGTTTCAGAGAAATGGAAAGACAAGGAAGGCAAGGCTCAAGAGAAAACCGAGTGGATCAATTTTAAAATATTCGCAAAAGGTGGTGAGATTTTTAATAAGTACACAGAGAAAGGAAATCAAGTTTACCTAGAGGGATCTTGGCAAACAAGAAGTTGGGAAAAGGATGGAAAGAAGTTTTATGCAACAGACTTGAACGTAAAAGATTTTCGCTTTCTAGATGCCAAAGGTGGAGCAGAAAAGACCACAATAGACAGCAAGTTTACCGCAGATGATATTCCATTTTAATGAGAATCATAAATAAAAAACTTTGCGAATCATACAGGGGTAAGCCCTGTTTGGTTTGTGAAAAACCAAGCGTTGGTCATCACATCAAGACAAAAGGATCTGGCGGCGATGATGCCCCCTACAACCTTATGCCGTTATGCTTCATTCATCACAGAAGAGTACACGACTTAGGCTTGACACTGTTCGCCAAAGTCTTTCCCATGATCGCAATCTATCTCATTGGTCATGGGTGGGAATACGATCATTTTTTAGACAAATGGACAAGATCAGCACAGAAGTAAATCATAAGGCATCACCAGCGTCACACAATGCCGTCTCTAATGGATTCTAATACAAAACGTGAATACTATGTCTAAAAATCATACAGCGTCCAAAATATGCACACTTTTGGCATTATTCACATGTGTGTCAATATATGCAATATATTTGGTTAGCAGAGGGGATATTTCCGGCTACTTTTATGATCCAATGTTGGACATGGGGCATAAGAGAGTCAAGATAAGAGAAATGGAAAAACAGCTTAGAACAAAATAAAGCTTTACACATTCCTAGAATAATTCTATAAGAATCTCGATTGAGCAAAATCACAAAAACTAAATTGAATGCCGAAAGGCTATAGATTGCCTCTCCTGTCACAAGTCTTGCTCGATCAACTGGCAGGAGAGGTAGTTTACGAAAAGCGGCGGGGTATTGCTAACTTTACTGTGTAGAGCGTGGTATGTGTGCCCGCCGTTTTTTGCTTAATAGAGGATTAAGTATGAAAGATAAATTGAAAGTACTTGATTTGTTTTCAGGAATAGGCGGCTTCTCATTGGGTCTTGAAAGGGCAGGCATGGAGACAGTCGCTTTTTGCGAACAAGACGAGCACTGTCAAAGAGTACTTAAAAAGCATTGGCCCAAGGTTCCAATTTTTGAAGATATTAAAAACCTTAAGGCAAAACACCTGCCAAGCGATATTTTCTTAGTAGCAGGAGGTTTCCCCTGCCAGGACGTTTCGGTGGCCGGTAATAAAAAAGGATTTAAAGATGAGTTGGGACAAAAAACTAGATCAGGACTATGGGAAGAATTTAAGAGGATTATCAAAGAAGCTGAGCCACGATATGCCATTATTGAAAATGTTGCCAATTTGCGCAATCTCGGGCTTAACCAAGTTATCAAGGATCTCTGGTCGATCGGGTATGCTTGCGAATGGCATATTATATCAGCTCGCTCCATTGGTGCCTGCCATCTTAGGGAGAGAATCTGGATTATTGCCTATTCCGACAGCACAAACCTACGGAAGCAGCCAAGACGGGGCAGCGGGGAGACTTCCAACCCCGACATGCCGAGACTCTGGAAACCCTTTGCCTCCGAGAAAGAGTCATCCAGGTGGTGGGCAAAAGCCACCACTAGTCTCCGTGATTGGTGGAAAGTTGAATCCGCAATTTGTCGAGTGGATGATGGGCTACCCCGAGGACTGGACAAAGGTAGAAAAGAGCGAGTGAAACAACTGGGCAACACCGTTTTGCCACAAATCCCGGAGCTCATAGGCAGAGCTATCATGGAATACGAAAAAGGACAGCAATATGAAAGAGAGAGTTAAGAACAAATGGGTATTGGTTCAACGGGATGAGGAATGAGTTTTTTCGATAAGTACGGAAACATTTTACCGAACAATAACCAGCCCACTAGCGAGAATCCAAGCACGTTTAATGCGGCATACTTCTTTTCGATAAGATTAAGATCGGCCGTTTTTGGCTTCAAGCTTCACTATGATTCGTTCGTAAATAAATACAACACCAACGGAGCCACTTGGCGAACAATGGAGTATGACGAAAATCCCGATTGGTCACTAGATGAAAAGATTTCTACTTGCGCCTTTTTCTCTTACACCAATTACGATTACTGGCTTAAAAAGGTACCGCTATTTACTAAGGACATTAGTCATTATCGCCCTGATGTTTTTCTATATGTCTTAGGCAGCAAGGTTAAGTGGTTACGCCCCCTACTATATCCTTTCATTAAACTTAAAATGAAGGGATCAATGAAAGAATTTTATGCTGATGAAGTAGATCAATCGAGTGGGGCGCAACTTGCCTTCATCAAGGCGATGGGCTGGGGTGATCTTGAGTTTATCAGTGAGCACGACTGGAAAGCCGTTTTTGCCAGCTATTACCCGCAAGCAGATCACCCGATCAGAAGATTGTGGAACTCAAATAACTAAAACCCACCAATAACGGTGGCACACATAAGAGGGAAAATATGAAAAAGGTAGTACAGGTGATTGAAACAAACGAAAGCGCACTAGAGTCATTGATGGGAAAGCGGGTTACGTTTTTATGTCTTAATTATATCTATGTCGGTGAGTTAATTGGAGTAAACGAGACAAGCGTATGTCTAAAAAATCCTGCAATAGTTTACGAAACAGGTAGGTTTTCAGATAAGAGCTACAAGGACGAGCAAAGTCTTTGCGTTGAAGAGTTCTTTATCTCTATGAACTGTATTGAGAGTTTTGGAGAGCTGAAATGATTAGAGGGAAAAGGCAGAAGGGCTCTTGGTCTTGGTCTGGGTCTGGCTCTGGGTCTTGGTCTTGGTCTAGGTCTGGTTCTAGGTCTGTGCCCTGGTCTGGGTCTGGCTCTGGGTCTTGGTCTTGGCCTGTCTCTAGGCTTAGGTCTAAACTAGGGGAACGGAATGAATAATTATCCCGAATGGGTTACGCTAACGAAGTACGCAATGACTCTTTATTTGAAAAGGTATAAGAACCTGAATAAACAAAACGTGATCAAACAATGCAAATTGTTCTATGACGAATCAAAGAGCATAGGGTACCCAGGAGGCAACAGTAATTACCAAAATCTCTTGGCAGGCTGGCTAATGTTGGCTAATTTCAATGAGAATGAGGAGGAAGAATGAGTAGCGATTATCATCAAAAAATAGCCAGAGACATATTGGGTGCCGACTTAAACCAGTCCCTTCACCATTTAATAGGCTACTGGTATGCGGTTGAAACGCAAAGCATCTTTGATACAGAGCTTGCGATGGCAATGATTGAGGTTTGCTTGAAAGAGCTTGAGAACCCCGTCGGATTGGATCAGGAAAAAATAGGCAGACTAGAGAAAGAAAAGCTTGTCTTAAAAGAGGCGCTTTCCTGGTACGCCAATCCTTATAATTGTCTCCCGGATCGGAGCGCCTTTATCGTCAGCCATAAACAAAAGGTTAACGATAAAGCCTGGCTTGCTCTACAAAGAGTGAGTGAAACAGAAGAGGAAGAACTATGGCCATAAAAGACTATTTAGACACAAAAGAGGGGCATAATGAGAGAAGAGACTTTGCTAGAACTCTTGGCGTGGGGCCTGTTGATAGCAATAATAAGTCTGTGCATACTGATATGGGCACTATTCACCTGAGAAAAAAGGTCATACTATATAGGCAATTTATTATCGATATGATCGAGAAAAACCCAGAAATAGGCTCAGAATGGATGCTTTTCAGCAAATTAAACTCAGAATTAGTGAAATAGAGGGCCATATCATCCGATTAGAAAAGGAAATCCCCTGTAGGTCGGTTCGCAAGGAGCTTGATGCATGGAAAACTCTTCTACAGGCCAATATTGACGCTCAATACCTATTTTTTGGCGAGTCTAGCCTGAATCATTGACTTTTTAATTCTTCGCGCTCAATCTATGAGTATCCAGTGGATAAATCCCTAGCTTGTAGCAAGGACGCGCATGAAAATAAGATCACAAAGCATCACGATGGTTGATGTTGATTCGCTCATCCCTCATCCTAAAAATTGTCATGATCACCCGCCCGAACAACTAGAAAGGCTGTGCAAAATCATTGAATACCAGGGCTTTCGTAATCCGCTGACTGTTCAAGCTGGCACTAACTTAATTGTCACTGGCCATGGCCGAACACTGGCAGCAAAAAAACTGGGCATGAAAGAGGTGCCTGTTATTTATCAAGAGTTCGAGTCCGACGAGCAATTATACGCCCATCTTGTAGCCGACAACGCTATAGGTAAGGATACGTGGGCAACCCTTGACTTAGGTATGATTAATCTTGAGCTTGAAAACTTAGGCCCGGAACTTGATATTGACCTGTTGGGTTTGAAAGATTTTGTAATTGAGCCGATTGAGAAACTTGATCCACAAGCAGACGAGGATGAGGTGCCCGAAGTCATCGATCCTATTGCAAAGAAAGGCGATATTTGGCTATTGGGAAACCATAGGGTTATGTGCGGCGATAGCACGATGATTGACGATATTGAGAAGCTAATGGATGGTCAGACAGCTGATATGGTTTTTACTAGTCCCCCTTATAATGCCAACGCAAAAACAGGTGACGGAGATATTTTCAATGGTAAAAAAAGTAAAAATATGTATGAAGGGAAATTTGTAGATAATCAGGATTCAAGCGTTTATATTCAATTCGCAAAAGATGTTCTTGATATGTGCTTCTCTTTTACCGATGGTTTTATATTTTGGAATGTATCTTATAATGCTAATTCGAGATTTGAATATATATTACAAATAGAAGACAGGCTTAATTTTTTAATAGAACAAATATGTTGGAAAAAAAGTTCAACTATCCCATTCAAAGGTTCAATGATGAGAGATTGGGAGCCAATCTTTTTGTTTTCTACAGGAGGGAATACTCTTGGCCTGAGCAGTGTTGTCTCAAACCATTGGGAGGTTAGTAATACCAATTCTCAGGGTGAAAATCACAAAGCGTGTTTCCCTATCGCCTTACCAGAAAAAGCGATTATGATGCTTGAGAAATCAAAGATAGTCCTAGATCCATTTCTCGGATCAGGTTCCACATTAATCGCCTGCGAGAAAACAAACCGTAAATGCTACGGCATGGAATTAGATGAAAAATATTGTGACGTCATTGTGAATCGCTGGCAAAACTATACAGGTAAAGAGGCAAAATTAGAATCATCAGGCGAGACATATAACTCATTAAAGGAATAAGGGAATGGCACGACCGCAAAAGAGATTAGAGGACATTAAGTTCGATGGTTGGGCTCAGCTAGATGCGCTCATCATGTGGGCCAATAAGACATACTGCTGCGAAGTTCTTAGCGTTAATGAAAAAACACTAACAGCTAGAATACAGGAAAAGTACGGCTTAAGTTTTTACGACTACAAGGATCAAAAGAAAGAGGCGATGCGAGTCAATCTTAGAAAGAAACAATATGATGTTGCTATGGCCGGAAATGTCTCGATGCTTATATGGCTAGGTAAGAACGAACTAAATCAAACGGACAGGCAAGAGGTTGACCAGGTCACTAAACTAGAAATCATTATAGATGACGATGAGTCAAAGCTTTGATCGATCTTATGCATGGCGATTGCCTAGAGTTAATGAAAAATATCCCTGATGACTCAATTGATATGGTCTTGACGGATCCACCTTATGGCACGACTCAGTGTAAATGGGATTCGGTTATTGACTTTGAATTAATGTGGACGCAACTGAAGAGGGTCACTAAGAACAACGGGGCTATATGTTTGTTTGGTGCCCAGCCATTTACTGCAGCTTTAATTATGAGCAACCCGAAAATGTATAAATATGATTGGGTTTGGCAGAAAAACAAAGCGACTAATCATCTAAATGCAAAAAAGCAACCCTTGCGACTTATAGAACTAGTTTCTGTTTTTTATAAAAACCAATGTTTATACAACCCAGTTAAGACCACAGGACACAAAAGAAGGATAGCAAATACTAAATATGAAAAAACCAAGTTAGGTGAACATATTTATGGGATTGAAAAAAGAGATACTAAGTACGATAGTACTGAGAGGTATCCAAACGGACTACTGCAGTTTAGTAACGCAAATAAGAAAAATAAAGTACACCCAACACAAAAGCCAGTGGCCCTATTAGAATACCTAATTAAAACCTACACACTAGAAAATGAAATGGTACTAGATTTCACAATGGGTAGCGGAAGCACCGGCGTTGCTTGCAAAAATCTAAACAGAAAATTCATAGGCATCGAGCAGGATGACGCTTATTTTGAGATAGCCAAGAACAGAATCAATGATCACAACCTTTAAAAAGACCGCTACTCAGACAGCGGCAATCTCCGAGATTGTCAGATCAAGGGCGAAGAATTTTTGTCTATACGGCGGCTCAAGATCGGGTAAATCGTTCATCATTATGCGCATGATTCTCATTCGTGCTTCCAAGGAAAGAAGTGATCATATCATTGTTAGAGAAACTTTCTCGGCGGCAAAAGCATCGATCTGGCTTAAGACATTGCCCGATGTACTTAGACTATGCTTTCCCTACATGGGTGGATCCCTCAATAACAGCGATTACATATACACCCTACCTAATGGCTCAACAATCAAGATTGCAGGGCTCGATGATCAAAAGAAAATAGAGCGTCTACTAGGTACTGAGTTCTCAACGATATGGGCCAATGAATCTAATCAAGTTAGCTATGCCGCTATCAATAAGCTTAAAACTAGACTGGCTCAAAAGAATGGGCTGAGAAAGGTTTGCTATTATGACCTCAACCCCACTAAAACAAGCTCATGGGTTTATCAACTCTTTGAGCAAAAGGTTAATCCTCAAGATGGTGAGAGCCTTATAGATCCTGAGAACTATCTATCTATACAAATGAATGTTCAAGGCAACATTGACAACATCGACGAGGACTATATCAGGCTCCTTGAGTCGATGCCTGAATTAGAGCGCAAGAGATTCTTAGCGGGCGAGTATGATGCCACTAACTCGGGCGCTGCTGTCTATTCATTCAATGAGGATGATCATGTCAGCGAGGAAGCTAAGAAGTTACCTGGCACTATATGGACAGGGTCCGATTTCAATATTGATTATAACTCTGACGTTCTATGTTCACAACACGCGCATGGCCTATATGTATGGGGCGAACAACAGATAACAGGTGATACTTTTAAGAAGTGTGACGGACTTAAGAGGATGGGAGCAACGGGAGCATCTATAGTATGCGACTCTACAGGTAAGGCAAGACGAACGAGTGGCACCAGTGATCATAAGATACTAAAGGACGCGGGCTTTAATCTAGTTCACTTTCAAAACCCTGCTGTTATTGATAAGATTAACAACCTCAACAGATGCTTTACGCTAGGACTGATTAAGATCCACCCGTCATGCCGTAAGACTATACGCGATCTTAAACAGCTTGTATGGGA